ATGTCAACATATCAATCTAAATTACAGGAGTTATTAAATCGTGCCAGCGGTAACTAGAATAGGTGACGCAGATGTGGCTCATTGTTCAGGAATGACAAGAGCGGCTGGGTCAAGCAATGTATTTGTGAATGGTATTGGTGTATCACGACAAGGTGATAATAACACAGGTCATTTATTACCAGGTGTGCCTTGTCCTAGTCATGCAGCTCCAATAGCTTCAGGTTCTTCAACTGTATTTGTAAATAGTAAAGGTTGTGGTAGAGTTGGCGACGGAATATCAGGCTGTACAAGTGTAGCAGCTGGTTCTCCAAATGTTTTCTCAGGTTAATTTAAAAAACTGTTATAAATATTAGTGATATGGCAAACTATGACGCTTCAAACACAAATTTAAGTAAAAAAGCGGTAAGGACTTATAAAGACCTTGACCTCGATTTTACTCGACATCCTGTAACGAATGATGTTGTAAAAATAGAAGATGTAAACGCTGTAAAGCGAAGTGTTAGAAATTTAGTTAACACACAGTTTTATGAAAGACCTTTTCATCCTGAATTAGGATGTGGTGTAAGAGATTTACTATTTGAAAACTATACACCAATGACAGGTATATTCATAAGAAGAAAAATTGAAGAAGTGTTGGTCAATTATGAACCAAGAGCAAAGATATCTTCAATAGGTGTTAACGAACAAGAAGATAGAAACAGTATTAAGGTAGAAATAAATTTTTATGTTTTAAATCTACCAAATCCTGTTACAGTCACAACAACACTACAGAGAATTAGGTAAATAAATGGCTTCAAATAAACTTACAGTATCAGAATTAGATTTTGATAATATAAAAACAAATTTAAAATCTTTTTTACAAGGACAGTCTGAATTTCAAGATTATGATTTTGAAGGTTCTGGTTTTGCCATTCTTTTAGATGTTCTATCTTACAATACACACTATCTAGGTTTTAACGCTAATATGTTAGCAAATGAAATGTACCTAGACTCAGCAGACATTCGAAAAAATATAGTTTCAATAGCTAAGATGATTGGTTACACACCAACATCATGTAGAGCTTCTAACTCAGAGTTAACAGTTAAATTAAATAATGTTCCGAGTACAACAACTTCCGTTACAATGGATAAAGGTACAGTTTTTACTTCTTCAATAGACGGAACAAGTTATCAATTTGTAACAAATCAATCTTATACTGTTCAACCTGATTCTGGAATTTTTCAGTTTACAGGAGTTAAAGCATATGAGGGCACTTTAGTAACTTTTAAATATACAAAAGACAATACTGACCCCGACCAAAGATTTATTTTAACTAACAATAATATTGATACTTCTACATTAAAAGTATCTGTACAAAATTCAGCCTCTGATAGTACAACAGAGGTTTATTCACTTGCAACTGGTTATGGCGATTTATCAGGAACATCTAAAGTTTATTTCTTACAAGAAGCTGAAGACGGCAAGTTTGAAGTTTATTTTGGTGATGGTTTATTAGGTAAAAAATTATCAGACGGCAACATTATTATATTTGAATATGTTGTAACAAATAAAACAGAAGCTAATGGTGCAAGTTCATTTGCTTTGTCTGGCGACATTGATGGTTTTTCAAATGTTACAATTACAACTACATCAATTGCAGCTAATGGTTCAGAAGCACAAACAAAAGAATCTATTAGATATAATGCACCTTTACAATATACGGCTCAAGATAGAGCAGTTACTTCTAAAGATTATGAAACAATTGTAAAATCAGTTTATCCAAATGCTCAATCAGTTAGTGCATGGGGTGGAGAAGATGACGAAACACCACAATATGGTGTTGTTAAAATTGCAATCAAACCTATTTCAGGTTCTACACTTACAACATCTACAAAAGAAACTATAAAAAATCAATTAAAGAAATTTAATGTTGTATCAGTTAGACCAGAGATTGTTGACCCGGAAACTACAAGTATATTATTAACTTCAAATGTGAAATACAATGAACAAACAACTGCTAAAACAGCTGACACACTAAAAGCTAATGTATTAGCAACATTAACAGATTATAATACAAATACATTAAATCAATTTGATGGTGTATTCAGATATTCAAAAATTGTAGGTCTTATAGACAATACAGACACAAGCATAGTTTCAAATATTACAACATTAAAAATTAGAAAAGAAGTTACAGCAACAATAAATGTATCAACAAGATATGATGTTTATTTTAGAAACGCATTATATAATCCTCATTCAGGTCATAATAGTTCAGCTGGTGGTATTTTAACTTCTACAGGTTTTAAAATTGATGGTGACGCAGATACTATATTCTTCTTAGATGATGACGGTCAAGGAATTGTTAGACGATATAGTTTATCAGGTTCAACAAGAGTTTATGCTAATAGTTCACAAGGGACAATTAATTATACAACAGGTCAAGTAACAATTAATTCTTTAAATGTATCAGTAGTAGAAAATATTAGAGGTTCAGCGTCAAGTGTTATTGAATTAACGGTTGTGCCAGCTTCGAATGATGTAGTACCAGTAAGAGACCAAATTTTAAATATAGATACGGCTAACTCAACAATAACGGTTGAAGCGGACACCTTTGTAGGTGGTTCTGCTGACGCAGGTGTAGGTTATACGACAACAAGTAGTTATTAAGGATTTAGTAAATGGCAAAATTTACTGACAAAATATCCAATCTTTTAAACAGTCAGATTCCAGAATTTGTTGTATCTGACCACCCTAAGTTTGTTGAATTTTTAAAAGCGTATTATACTTTTTTAGAATCAGCAGAAATCTCCGTAACAAGTATACAATCTACAGATGGTCTTAGACTTGAATCAGAAATCAATACTGATAATAGTACACTTCTTTTAGACGCTTCAAGATTAGATACGGATAGAACACAATTAGATACTGGCGATAAAGTTATCTTAGAAAGTTCTACTTTTGGAAAGTTTACTAGAGGAGAAACTATAACAGGTCAAACCTCAAAAGCAACATCCGTTATATTAAAGGAAGAATTATCGAATGGCAAGCTTTATATTTCAGCACAAAACAAATTTATTGAAGGTGAAATATTAGTCGGTGCTAATTCAAATGCTCAAGCAGTTTTAGGTGATTACAAAGCCAATCCGGTAAATAACATACAAGAATTATTAAACTTTAGGGACCCGGATAAAGTTGTTTCTAATTTCTTAACTAAATTTAGAAATGAATTTTTAAATACTATTCCTGAAAACTTAGACGCAAATCTTGATAAGAGAAATTTAATAAAAAATATTAAATCTGTTTACAGAGCAAAAGGTACAAGTAAAGGTCATCAAATATTCTTTAGAATGTTATTTGGTCTTACCTCAGAAACAATTTATCCTAGAGAAAATATGTTGCGTGTATCTGATGGTAAATGGACAACAAACAAAGTATTAAGAACAATACAAACAATAAATTTAACAGGCGATACATCTTTATTAATTGGTCGTACAATCACAGGTCAAACATCTGGTGCAACAGCATTAGTAGAAGCAGTATCTAAGTTTCAAATAGGTGCAAACGAAGTAACAGAGTTTACTTTAAATGAAGATACTATTGTTGGTACTTTTATAACTGGCGAAGAATTAAGAGGAACAGAATCAGATACAGCTGCCTCATTTATTAAAGCAAAAACTACAGGTATTCCTGGAACAATTACAATTTCAAATGACGGTATCTATAGTAATGAAAATGATAATGTTGCTATAACTGGTGGCGGTACAGATTCTTTAATTACAGTTGAATCTGTCGGTAACGGAGGTATAACTGATTTTATTATTGATAATGCTGGTCAAGGTTATCAGATAGGTGAAAATTTAACTTTTAACAATGCNAACACAAGTGGTGGTGGTGCAACAGCATCCATATCAGTTGTAAATGGTGGTGTTCAAGTTGAAGGCACAACAGAAAGTCATATTATATTAGAAGACCAAACAGTTATAGGTGACCCTTATACAGGTAATAAAATTGTACAAGAAAGTGGAACAGGTATTGGTGATATAACAGATATAAGAATTATTAATGCAGGTTCAAACTATGTAAAAACTCCTATAATTGGTATTACAACAGCTGCAGGAGAAAACGCTACAGTCTTTGCACACGGTGATGAAATAGGAAAAGTATTAGGTTTAAAAGTAGTTGAACCTGGTGCTGAATACAATCAGTCGCCATCTCCACCTACTTTATCTATTCCTGGTTATATGATATTAAAAGATATATCAGGTTCTTTTGTTGCAGACTTAACTGCTACCTCAGTTGATAGTTCTAGTTCAACAATTACAGCTACAACAGGTATTTTTGATTCAACAAGACAGATTTTAAAATTTACAGGAGCTACAGGCACTTTTCAAGTTGGTAGAGAGATTACATTAAGTAATGGTGCTACTGCTACGATTGCAAAAGTAGACCAATCTACAGCTACAGTAAATGTAGTTGCAATTGCTGATACGGCAGGAACATATGTAAATCAAGATGGTCATATTTCAGATGACGCTATGAGAATACAAGATAGTTTATACTATCAAGATTTTTCTTATGTTATTAAAGTTGGTCGTGTTATTAATGACTGGAGAGATTCATTTAAAAAGACAATGCACACTTCAGGTTTTTATTTTACAGGTCAAGTTAATATAGAAAGTAGAATTAGTGCTCAGATATCACATCCAGTTGACGGTATTATATCAGGCATTTCAGAAAGTCCAATCTTTGGTGTTATTGGTCAATTATTCTCTACTATATTTGGTAGAAGATTAGGAACAACAGATGATGGTACAACATTAAGAAGTAATCCAGAATTAGGTGCTGACCCGGACTTTGATGATAGTACAATGTCACCTTTCTCAACAGGTACTAGAGATATTACTTTAAGAAGACATATGACAGTTAAATTAAGTCAAAGAAGTACACTATATAATATAACATCAAGAGGTGATAGTTATTTAAGAGGTTTTGCATATGGCGGACCTACAATGAAAAGTTTAGATATATACACTAATCCTTTTTCATCAAGTAATTTATATTCTGGAACACATACATTAAGTCAGACAACAGCAATTGCTGGAAGTATTAACGGTACAAACAAATACATTGCTCCTTTAACAATGAGCAATTGGGCAGACCATAGAGCAACAGGTTTTAGTGATACAGATATAGACGGTGAGAGATTTCAATTAACTGAATATAATATAAATGGTATGAAACAACCAATCACAATACCAACAGAAATTAAGGTATCAGCGCCAGCAACAGACTTTTCATTAACAAGTATTAAATTTGATACGACAAGTAAAACATTTGATGTAACATAATGGTAAAACTTGTATAAATATTAGGTAACTATAGAGAGAATCAATGGCTAAACAAACAATAAATATCGGTTCATCAGCGGACGACGGAACAGGAACTACTATCCGTGCTGGTGGTGATTTAATTAACGATAACTTTAACGAAATCTATACTGAATTAGGTAATGGTTCTGCTTTAGCAATTGCCTCAAAAACTCAGACATTAACAAATAAAACAATTAATGGTCCTGACAATACAATTACTAATATTGCAAACGCCTCATTAGCTGGTTCAATTAGTAATGATAAATTAGCAGGTTCTATAACAAACGCAAAATTAGCTAATTCAAATGTAACTATAGGTTCAACAGCAGTTAATCTTGGAGCTACAGCAACTACTTTTTCAGGAATTACAAGTTTACAAACAGAAACACTTACAAATGCCTCAGGCAATTTATTAATTGATAGTACAACATATATTACAGAATTTAGAGGCGGTGGTAGTACAGACGGTCAAATTCAATTAAATTGTTCATCTAACACCCATGGTCAAATAATCAAGTCACAACCTCATAGTGAGGCTGTTACTAATCAGATGTTTTTACCTAAAGGTAGTAATTCAACTTTAGTATCTGAAATTGCCACACAAACACTAACAAATAAAACAATTGGTGTAGGTCAAGTTACAGGTAATACAAGAAATGCAACAGGTGATGGTTCTACAGTTGCATTTACAGTAACAAATGGTATGACTGTAAATAATACTTTGGTATTCATAAACGGTGTTTTCCAAAGACCAACGACAGACTATGCAATATCAGGAACTACTTTAACTTTTGGTTCTGCTCCAGTAGCGGCGGATGTAATAACAATTAAGGAACTTTAAAAAAGGTATATAAATAGTATCATGGCAAACAAGATAAAAGATTCAAATATAACTCCGGGAACAATAGCAGCCGATAAATTAGCAGGTGGTATAACAAATTCACAATTAGCAGGTTCTATTGCAAACGCAAAATTAGCAAATTCAGCTATTACTGTAAACGGTACCTCTATTGCCCTAGGTGCTAGTGGTAATATTGTTGCAGGTACAGATTGGCAAGCAATTAAAACATCAAACTATACTGCTGTTGCAGGCCAAGGTATTTTTGCAAATACGACAGGAGGTGCTTTTACAATTACTTTACCAGCTTCACCAACAATAGGTGATGAAGTAACTATTTTTGATTATGCCGGTACTTTTGCTACAAATAATTTAACAGTAGCAAGAAATTCAAGTAAGATTGATACATATGAAAGTAACGCAACTTTAAAAGTTAATAGAACAAATGTAAGATTTGTATTCATTGACTCAACACAAGGTTGGAGGTCTGTATTTGATGATGTATCTACTAATTATGGTCCACAATTTGTTTCAGCAACTGGTGGAACAACAACTCAATCTGGCGATTATCTAATTCACACATTTACATCCACAAGTAACTTCGTAGTATCATCAACATCTCCTGTAGGAGCTAACAATGTTGTTGATTATCTGGTTGTTGCAGGTGGAGGTTCAGGTCCTGCTACAGGCGGTGGTGACGGTATTTCAGGTGGTGGCGGTGCTGGAGGATTTAGATTCTATGCAAGTCCAGCTAATCCACAATCAGGAAATCCTGCTTCACCATTAAATGCTCCAGCAGGCATAACAGTTTCAGCACAAACATATCCAATTACAATTGGTGGAGGTGGAGCAAAAGGAACGGCACCATCAGGTGCAACTAACGGTTCAAATTCAGTATTCAGTACAATTACATCCACAGGCGGTGGTAGAGGTGGTCGAGGAGACCCTTTTGGTCCTGGACATGACGGTGGTTCAGGTGGCGGAGGTTCAAACGGAAGTCCAGGTGCTTCTGGTAATACTCCACCAGTTTCTCCAGCACAAGGTACAGATGGCGCTTCTGGAGGTCCTTCTTCAGCCGGTGGCGGAGGCGGTGCAATTGGAGCCGGTACAGCAGGAGGTCCTACAGGAGGTCCTGGAGGTGCAGGCGCAGGTGTAACAGGTTTTGGAACATCTGGTCAATCAAGTGGCGGTAAATATTATTTCTCTGGAGGAGGCGGTGGCGGAAACGGTAACGCAAACTCTGGTAACTCAGCAGGAGCTGGTGGTCTTGGAGGCGGAGGCACCGGTCTTGTTCCAGGAGATGGACAAGCAGCTACTAATCCTGGTGGTGCAAATACAGGCGGTGGCGGCGGTGGCGGTCACGACTTGACACCAGTAGGAAGTACAGGTTCAGCAGGAAGTAATGGCGGTTCAGGTATAG